CCAGCCGATGCTGTCTTCAGTTTCGACACGAGCAAAGTACTTCCATTGACCATTCTCGAACATGTTTTGATCATAGAACCAAGCCTGGCCTTGGTGATACTCTACCTCTCCTCTCGGAATGAATCTCGTGCTAATTGGATCCGTGGTAAGTATGATGTATTTTTTAGTAGAGGCATTCATGTTAGTGTTTTTGGTGGATATAGACGTCAAAACGAGCGGCATCTTTCATACGAATGCCGCCCATTTGAAAGTAATGGTAATTAACTGAGGCTGGATTATTCTTGCCTAAACGGCCTTTTACACTGACACGGTAAAGCTTTGGTTTTGTATTGGTATAAGCTGCAGTCTTTTTAGCAATCGCATTTGCAGCTGATATTGATTTACGAACTAACTCGATACGGAACATATCGTCTGCGCAGAGAGGATCTGCGGTAAATACATAAGAAGAGGTGCGGAGTTTGTTTAATTTCATGACTACATTATACACTATTCTCTCGAATAAGTACACAACTATATTCATTCATAAGTAGTTGATAACCAACAACTTAGAAAAGCCTGTTATTTTACCGCTTTTCGAATTGGCTTTTTCTGCTGAGATTGCCTCTTTTTAAGCCTCTTATTTAAGCGATTTACGACTTCTTCTGCGGTTAACCAGATGTCTTTATTATCTAGAATAGCCTTAATCTCATCAGGTTCTAAGAAATCTTCATAGATCTCCTCGAAGAGCCTTTCGGACCATTTTCTCTCGTGTTTGATCTGGTCAATCATCTCTCCACCTTTACCAACCGTACCACCCGAGTAGTTGTGGAACATGAACATGGAGTGAGGCGATATCTCGTATTGATCGGCCATGAGAAATATGATCGTTGCTGCCGACATGCAAGCTCCTTCGACTGAGGCCATGATTGGTGCCTTACACTCTTTCATGACTCTCATGAATTGAATTGCAGTCCAGAGGTCTCCTCCACAAGAATTGATGTATATCTTAATCGCGTCATTAGAGGAGGAATGACGAATTGTATTGAACCACTCGGTGTATTTTAACGCCTCGTCTATCTCTCCAACGATATAGAATTCGTGAAGGTGACCCAATGGTTTATCTGTAAAAGAATCGGCAGGCTTCTTTCCATTATTTAATAAATCAGCAAAAGGATTGTTCAGCGTCTTTTGATTTTTCATGCAGTACTAGTATGTATATGATTAAGCGTGTCCAAATAGCTTTCTTTTTCGATATTCTTCGATGGTATCAAGTAAACTATCGGTCCAGTCATCGCGATGTTCTATGAATACGAGAGGTTCTTCGTAATCTACAGACATAAGCGTTACGAGTTGAGTGATTGGTATTCCAGTTCTTTCTTCGAACATGATCGCATACGCGGCTTCCTGCATGAAGTAATTCGTTATACCCGATCGATACTTCTTTTTCTTTGAGGTTTTTATGTCGACTATCGAGAGCTTTCCATCAAATTCTCCAATAATATCTACTCTACCGGCAACGCCTAGATGATCTGAATATAAAGGTTTTTCCTGGAGACGGATGTTATTGAGTCTTGCGTCTAGAATAGGCATCAGGGATTTAAAGTTCTGGAGTACGTCTGGCATAACACCTTGCTGAGGTATTTCTTCGTTATTGATATACTTCTCGACAAGAGTATGAACTGCAGTTCCTCGAACACAAGCTTTTCGGCTTATTCGATTCGCCTCTTCTTCTCCCACTCTGCTTCGCCATGCTTGAATATATCCTTCTGATAGTATCCCTAGCACAGTTGTGATTGAAGGATACTTATTTCCCTGAGGAGTGGCATAGGTGCGGCCAGTCTCCTTTGTTTCACAGAGTAAATCTTCGTAATCTAACTTGACTGGTTCATGCTTGAAAATCATTATCGTCTTCGTCAATAATATCAGTTATATCGTCTAGATGGATGTGTCGCTTCTCCATCAAGCGATCCTCTGGTATTCTCTGAGGCTTAGGCAACTTCTTATTGTGCTTAGGCTTCTTTTTTGAGAGCTCGAGTTCATTCTCCTCGCGCTGTGGTGTATTCATATCTGTTTTTCCTTTTGTACGATTTCTTTTGTCATAATGTAGTCTCTTACAAGACCGGACCTGACTATGTCTTGCCAACCAAATTCAGCACAATAGAAGTACTTCATCTTCTCTACGATCTCCATAAAATCGAGTATGCCAGACTTATCCTTGGTTCTTTCAAGGTCGGTCTGGTAATAATCACCACACATGATAAGCCTACAATTTTCACCCAGACGAGTGATGATTGAGTCTAATTCATGGAAGGTTAGATTCTGCATTTCATCGATGATGACGATTGAGTTTCGAAGAGTAATACCTCTTACAAAAGATGTCGTTAGAAATTCTACTTGATGCTTTGCCAATAGTTTACCCCAAGCTCCAGCATCTCCAAATAACTCTGAACATATTGCGATATAAGGATAAAGATAAGTCGCTTCCTTCTCCTCTCGATCTCCTGGTAAGAATCCGATGTCACGTGTTGGAACGATGGATCTTACTATGATAATCTTTTCTGCTTTAGATTCTCCTTTTAAGATTTCCTCAAAAGCAAGATACATCGCAATAAATGTCTTACCTGTACCTGCACTTCCTGAAAGACAAAGATTGTTATTCTTCTTATAAGCGTTAAAAACCTTTTTCTGAGTGTCGGTAAGAGGACTTATTTCTTTAAGATTTTCAAGACGAAAACCGGTTGGCTGAAGTTTGACCTTTTGCTGTTTTGATTTGGCCATTATGTTATTTGGTTCTAATAGTATGATTCTTTCCCGCACCGGCCTTTATTCGATCCTGGACTTCTTTCCAGCCATCTCCAGCTCTTTTGAATGGAGATACTCCATGATCATAATGAAAAGCACCAACCGCAACGCCTCTTTCTAGCTTTTTCTTCTTGCAGACTGGGCAGGGGGTGTTCTTAGCAAAATTATCGCGATCTGTGATAGGAACGCATTCTTCAAACTTATAGCCGCAAGCTTTGCAGCCGTAATCATAGGTTGGCATGATGTTATGTAGTAGTTTTTTTAATGAACCAGTCTGGCGGATTGCGCTTGGACCAGGCCATCTTGAATCTCGCTTGTTTGGTTTGATAGAAAGATTTATATGAGGTCACTGGGTCGTCAGGGTTCATACACTCTGGGTTTGACTTCATTGCCAGAGGAAATTGAGTGAGACCGATGTCTTCGATATTGTTTGGAGCTTCATCGAGTACGAATCGAAGCATCGTGTCGGTCTTATGAACTTTGCCATAACGATACGTGTACTCGTCACATAAAGCCACAAAGTGCTGATAGTGCCATAAGTAATTACTCAATGAAAGCATAGTCCACTTAGTGCAAGGGTGATTCATATGAACGGCTCGGTAAAGAGCTTGATTCATAGATGCGTCTGGTATAATCCAGCTTTTTACTTTACGGCCTTTGTCGTTACGTTCTTCATTAAGAACACCGTCGAGTAGTCGATGGGAGGTCGAGAGCATTTGAGCCGATTCGACCACCATCTTTACTACGTGCTTATCGCACTGTGACTGGGCTGCAAGAACTGGGTCATTATCTAACACGAAGATATTCATATCAATAACCTACACTATTTCGTGTAGGTTGTACATATTAAAGTGCTAATGCTTCTTGTTGTTGGTAGGGTTGTAAACTCTGAATATAATCTAAAAGGAACTGTCGTTTTTTCTGAATTAGAATTGCTTTCTTCGTATCCCCCTCTTTTTCAAGGCGCTGGATATAATAATCTAATTCTACTGAATCTTGTTTTAACCGTTCGATTTGTGATTCTATCATTTAGCTACGTGTATATTGTTTTAACGAGCATAATGTAGTGAAGCAGTGTTGCTCCTCAAGAAACTTGTTTTTTAGGTTCGTCCTTGATAAGATTTGGCCAAACCTCTTGAACTAATGCCTTCGTGATACCTTTATATCTTCCGGAAAACTTTTTATCCTTCATGGCGAATAACATCTCAGCGTCTTTTGGATCAACACCTTCGACGACTCCCATGAATAGGTTTTCTCTTTTTTGTGGAGATAGCTTTTCACCTGGACCACCTTTTATAAAGTAAGAGAATTCTACTGTCCTACGTTTTAAGTCTGATGGAGGCATTCCTTCCTCTGATAATTGAGAAGTGTACTTTGGAGTACCTTTCGGCAAAATGAAAACAATTGAATCGTCAAATGCGGCTTTTAAGACGTCCCTGAGTCCTAGGCAATTGTATTGTTTGAGTATTGCGATTTTTTCTGCTCGTGAAGAGGCATTGCCTGCTTTTTCAAGAATTTCGTGAATAGTTAAGTTTAGCATAGTTAGTTGAACTCCTCAGCACATTCAATGAGTTGAGCACATCGTTTAGAAATAAGATAGTTTAGTATATTAGAATTCGTTTTCACGGACTCAAAGGTATTTATAATCTCCGTCTTCTTATCTTCAGGGATTTGAGATAGGTCGATCATTGTCCTATTTCTTAGGAAATTTTTATAGGTATCGGAATCCATAATATTGGACAGGTTGTCCCATTGTTTGATCCATTCCTCGATCTTCTTTGATGTTAAAGGCTTCTGACGTATTCCATCGACAAAAGTATTATCTGCATTTAACACATTTGGAACACCATCGCCTGAATCGCCTCTCAATACCTTTTCTTGTAAGGCACGAACAGGATCGGCTTCCTTCATGATTTGTTTCGTCATAGGCGAAAATTGTTTCACATTCTTGTAACGATGCAGCTGGATAAAATCTTTATCCGAAGAGATGATCATGACAGGTTCGTTCTTTCCAAATTCTTGAGTTGATTCAACTAGAGTCGCAATCACATCATCAGCCTCAATTGTTTGGAGGTGAACGACTTTGTATGGTAAATTCTGAGAGATCTCATCTCGAACTAAACCAATGATTCGAAAGAACTCTTCCCAGTCCAAACCAGATTCTTCACGGTTCTTTTTGCGATTTGCTTTATACTGAGGATAAACTTTCTTTCTCCAGTTAGATCCACCATCACAAGCAAGTATCATTTTTCCATACTCATCACGGTACTTAACGTTATACATTCGAAGCGTATTCAGAATGAGATGACGTATAAACCCCTCGTTCACTTGAACGTTCTGAGAAGAAAATACACTTGATATGGCAACACCTGAATAGTCAACGATGATCATGATTTAAGAATACTATATTGGTATCCTTATAATGTAAATACTAAAATTGGAGAGCCTTTAAGTGCTTTCTATTGATTCTTACCCAAATGAGATCGTTATAATAGTTTGAGTCCAGAATCGCTTTTCGAGTAATTTGTTCATATAACTCATAGTATGAGCACTCACTCTTCGAGGAACATATGTGAAGTATGGTCCTTTCAAACTGTTCAGTACCAATAGTTTGCACATCTTCTTTTAAGACATTATTGGATCCAAAATAGTCTTTCCAATCAGATTCAACGAAAGTTCTCTTTTTCTTTCCCTTGACTTTCTTGAATCCTTTGAAAAAAAAGAGTTTTTTTCCTATATAAAGTTTTCCGGTTTGTTTATTTCGAATTAGATAGACAAACCCAATATCTTTCTTCGGATCTAGATCGGTAGGCTCAAAAGGCAAATTATTATAATACCACATAAAGTGGTATTTATTATGTCTCTTCTTCATCTAAAATATCATCTGCGGAGTCAGCTTCATGACTTCCGCAGAATGGACAATACTCTGGATAATTATCATAGTCAGTGTCGCTATCTCCGTTCTCACTCTCTTCGGGCCACTCGATGGGATCATCGGATACACGAAAAGCGACTACGTAGATAGCGCCACAACATGAACATTCTTTATCGAGCTTCTGAATCATGCTTCACAAGAGACGCAGTTGAGTAGATTCCTACTTAACTCTTGGGCAGGATGAGTTCCACGCTGATAGTACAGAGTTTTGATTCCTTGCTCCCAGGCAAAGATCAAGAGTTGATTGACTTCCTTTGGCGGAGTCTTTGGGTGAACCATCATATTAATGGATTGACCCTGATCGATAAACTTCTGACGAGCCGCAGCTTGAATAATGATCTCTTTCTGCGATAATTCACCGAAGGTCTTGAAGACTTCTTTCTCGGCGTCCGTCAAGAATTTCAAGTGCTGAACAGAACCACCATGAACAAGGATTGTTTTC